AAGGAACTCCCCCCCCCTTCCCCCTACCATCCATCGGGCCAACCCCACATATTCCCCCTGTGAACCCCCATGCCTAGAGGATTAAAACCAAAGGATGAGGTCGGGAATGTTTACGGTTATTTATTAGTTATCTCTTATGAAGGTGCATCAGGTCAGGGTGCCCAGTGGCTGTGTGAATGTGAATGTGGCGCACAGGTTGTGGTGTTAGGTAAAGCAATGCGGCAGGGAAAGCGTAAACATTGTGGCTGTCGAGGCGTAGCATCTAAGGTCGTGCGCCTTTTCGAGGCTATGAGGCTGACTGGAACACCCCCATGTGATCGAGGTTGTGAGTTCAAAGAGAAGTGCCAGGTAGAACACCTGGCTTGTAAGTTGTTCAAGGTATGGCACAACAGGGGCGGCGTGATTAAACCCAACCCTGAGAAGTATCCACCTGACGAGAAGATTTACGCAAAATTGTATGGAGACAAATGATTTTGGATGAAATAACTTGTGTGGATTGCCACGGGGCTTGTTGTAAGAGAGTTGATATTGAAACTCGTGAGATACATCGTTGCCAGTATTTGACTGATGATGATCTGTGTTCAATCTATGAAGATCGACCGATTGCTTGTCGACTGGATTCGAGGTTCTGTTCAGATTATTTTATACAGATGCACTGTCAGTTTAATCAAGCGTCAGTTGCGCTCGTGATACCAATGACAGAACTACTGGAGCAGCAGAATGCCCAACAGCCGGAATAAAGGTGCAGCTGGTGAGCGTGAGTTGGCTGGCATGTTGCGTGAGCAGTTCCCACACCTATCGATCAACAGGAACTGGATGATGCAGGCAGCTGCCGGTGGTAGTGATTTGGTTGGTGTGCCTGGCTGGTCTATCGAGTGCAAGCGGGCCAAGGTGCTGCGGTTGAACGACTGGTGGACCCAGACGTGCGTCCAGGCACTCAAGATGACTGCCAGGCCGGTACTAATATATAGACAGGACAGAGGTGTGTGGATGGCACAGGTGAGTCTGTTTCACTTACGGCCTGAGATGCACGATCATTCACCATGCACTATGACTTTGGAGAGTTGGTGCAAGCTGGTCCGTATGGAACTGCTCGATGCCGCTGACACTTGAATCGTTCAAGCTACTCAATGCCAAGGTGTCCAGGTTCGAGTTCGGTGTGCCTGGTGAACCGGACATCACCTATCACGATGTGTGTGATCTGTTGGCCCGGCTGTCGCCAGGCGCAGCTGCTTACACCAGGGTGAAGTTCGCACTGCAAGAGAATTGGCTGGGTCGGTTGGAGTATCAGATCAAAAGCATTGTGATCCAGGCGATCAAACTGCCAGTGTTACCTCTTTATTATGGGTCGATCATTCACCTGGCGATTGGGATGCACATTAATGACAAACACTTGACACCATTAGTGAAGTCACGAGCGATAGGTCGGCGTTGGTGGACCCGTAAGAATGAAGATGATTTGCGCTTTGCCCTTGGTATTCTCGATGATTATCATTACGAATTGATCCACACATTGCGTGATTGGAACCATGAGGTTAATGCGTATCAAATAGAAAATTAGCGTGTATCATTACAATCCAACGGATGTCTATACAGGTCACCAATCGGTGGCCTTTTTTTGTGCCTGGTGTTCGAGCGAAACCTCACCTATATCGCGGGCTTATTAGCCTCACCTTAAACCAGGTCGCTGCGGAATAACTATGAGCAAAGAAGAAGTAAAGGACACGTCATACAACGCAACCCGACAAGATGGACAGTCACGCTTTAAGGAAGGGAACCCAGGTCGTCCCAAGGGTTCTAAGAACAAGCTGTCATTCCAGGCAGCTGAACGTATGGAAGAGTTGGGCCTCGATCCGCTTGATGGGTATCGTGAGTTGCTTGCCAAGGCGCGAGCGACTGGTAACCTGGCAGTCGAGGAACGTGCGCTCTCTCGTTTGATGCAGTTCCGGTTCGCTGGTCTTCATCACTCGATGGTCACCAATGTGGACGAGAAAGATCTAGAGGTTAGCGTCACTCGATTCGAGATGCCGGATGAGCCGACGGTAAAAGGGGGCACAGCCAACGACGAATGTTCGAGAATCGACACGAATGAGAACGATTCGCATCTAGATGGGGTGAATGTGACTCGATTTCGACGCTCTGTCCCACAGAAAGTGTCCCACACGGACGAAACAGACGCGAAATCAGGCACTTAGAGGCCGGATCGCTGCCTGCCCAGGATAGTGCCCCCCTCGTCCCGCGCAAAAAAGCGACCCCCCCACCCCCCGAAATCGAGGGGGGGAGAAAGACAGGTGGGGAGCGACTCAGAAATTTATTGGAATGTCCGGGTTTCCAACCCTTGCCGGTTGGGTTAGGACAACCTTAAAAGGCCGTGACGGGCCTTACAGAGCGTCACAGGCGTATATTTGATCAATCAACACCGTAGGGTTACCACATGGCACTAACTAAGCTGCAAGAAAAAGACATCCGGGACCGCATCATCGCATCGATGCGTCATAAGGGTTATGAGAAGGGTCGAGTCAAAAGGGTGACCGGCAAAAAGATGGGCGATATCAAACCATCAAAGTCCACGCATGGGGTTATCAAACAGTATGGTGCTGATGGTAAGACATACGCCCAATCATTCATCGATTCATTGAAATCCAGCGGAGCGACAAAGGATCTTCACAAGAAAGGCGCACAACAAGGCGTAAAGGATGTTCACAAAAAGAAAGAGACAGGCACATCCAAACTCACCTTGGATTCCAGCATAAAGAAAAAAGACTACGCGAACATAGGTGAAGTAAACACCTGGGCAAAAGCAAAGGTGGCTCAGTACAACGCCAAAGCAAAAGCTGGCTTGATAAACCGCAGCGAGTTGCAAACCTTCAAACAGAATGTCGTGAAACGCAGAAACAAGCTGAAACAAAATCTGACCGCATGACAGAAATCTCCATCCCTCATCTGTTCACTCCTCGTGAGTATCAGATACCAATCTTTGCAGCGATGGATGGAGACTATAGACGTGCCTGCCTGGTGTGGCATCGACGTGCAGGCAAAGACTTAACGCTCTGGAACCTGACAATAAAAAAAGCCCTGGAGCGTAGGGGCACCTACTTCTACGCACTCCCGGTCTACACCCAGGCAAAGAAGGTTATCTGGCAGGGCATGTCCAATGAGGGGTTCAGATTCCTCAGTCATGTTCCTAAAGAGATCATCCGCAATCTCAACAACACTGAGATGCGGATCACGCTCAAGAACGGATCAATCATCCAGCTGATCGGCACCGACAACATCGATTCCATCGTCGGCACCAACCCAGTTGGCATGGTCTTCTCAGAGTACGCACTACAGAACCCCAAAGCCTGGGAACTGGTGCGACCCATCCTGGCATTAAACGATGGATGGGCTGTCTTTAATTTCACGCCTCGTGGTCGCAATCACGGTTGGCGTTTGTTCAAGATGGCAGAAAATAATCCTGACTGGTTTGTGCAGCGACTCGATGTCGATGACACCGGCCTGCTCACTCCCAAGGACATCGAGCGTGAGCGCACTGAGGGGATGCCAGAAGAGTTAATCGCCTCTGAATACTTCTGCTCCTGGGACGCAGCATTGCCAGGTGCCTACTACCGTGAGCAGCTGGACCGTGCCCACACTGACAACCGCATAACCTCAGTACCGCACCGGCCTGGTTATCCGGTTTACACCGGCTGGGACATTGGCGTAGGTGACGCTACTGGTATCTGGTTCATCCAGGTAATCGGAAATGATCTCCACGTTATCGACTACGAACAACACTCTGGCGAGGGTTTACCCTTTTACGTCAATCTAATAAAAGAAAAGGGTTACACCTATGCGGAGCATTTCGCGCCACATGACATCGTTGCGCGGGAGTTTGCGTCAGGCAAGTCGCGTCTGGAAATGGCTCGTGATCTTAGCCTCTATCTTACTGTGGTACGAAAGTCTCCAATTGACGACGGCATCAACTGCGTTCGAGCAATGTTCAATCGATTCCAGTTTGACCAGGACAAGTGCGGGCACGGCATTGATTGCCTCGCAGCTTACAGAAAAGAATTTGACGACAAACACCAGATGTGGAAAACCAAACCAGTCCATGATTGGTCATCTCATGCAGCGGATGCCTTCCGTAGCTTTTGCATGGGGTTCGACGAGATGGCACATCAGCATCACAACCGACCCACCAGGGTCATCAGAGCGATAGGGTAGCAACATGGGATTATTCAGTAGCGGCGGTTCAGCAAAGCAACGTGCAAAGACCAGGACATTTTCCGACATCAAGGGCAAGACCGACGCTGAGAAATATGTCGACTCGCATGGTGACCTGACAAAAGCCTGGAACGAGATGAAGGCCAACCCAGCTGGCAAGCAAGGCAGTTACTGGTTGCAGCGCATGGGTGGTCAGATGTCAAAGCAAGCGTTTGGTGAGGCGCACCGGGGTGAATCAAAGCTGCTCTATGAGGGTAAGTACGCAGGCGGCACCAAGGTAAAGAAAAAAGATCCAAAGTTCTTTTCCAAAAAAGCCACTATGCGAACGACTGGCGAAGAGATTGGAATGCGTAATCCTGTTGGTCCGAGAAATGTGACCAGTAATAACAATCAGAATAATAATAATAATAATAACAACAACAATAACAACAACAATAATAATAACAACAATAATAATTCAAACCAAACAAACCAAACAACCCAGCAGATTAATGCACTAACCCAGTCACTTTCTGATGCGATAGCAGCAATCGCTGCTATATCAAGTGGCACATCTCAATCAACAGGAACTACCGCACAAACCTGGCCTGGCGCACCTGACTGGGTGAAGAACTTTGACGACTATCGCAAGTGGTTACGGCAGAAGTCATCAGAGACTGGGTTCATTTCAACCATCAACACATCGACCACTGGTTTGTCTGCATCCGAATTGGCCGAAAGCATAAAGGTTACGTTGCTGGGCGGCACTCCCTAAATGGCAACGTATCAAAAGGCTGATCCTGTTCAGATTATTAGACGTTGTCAGGATCTCAAGGAAAAGCGATCCAACTGGGACAACATCTGGCAAGAGGTCGCACATTTTGTGCTACCCACGAAAGCTGACTTCATTGCTACTCGCGAGAAAGGATCAAAGCGTGATGAAGATCTGTACGACTCTACTGCGGTTACTGCAAATCAAACTTTAGCGTCTGGTCTGCACGGTGCGTTGAGCGCACCGTCCGGCAGATGGTTTCACATACGCTTTAGGGATGAGGCACTCAACGACTCTGACGAGGCAACTGAGTGGTTGGAAGATTCCATCGATCGGATGTACAAGGCATTAGAGGAATCAAACTTCAACAGTGAGATTAATGAGGTCTACCTGGATCTGTGCTGCTTTGGCACTGCTGCCATGATGGTGGAACCGGCGACCCAGGACGACAAGTTTAATTTCCGCACGATACATCTATCAGAGATCGCAATCGCGGAAGATGTCGACGGAAGGATCGACACCGTTTACCGTAAGCTGAAATTCTCTGCCCGCCAGGCGACGCAACTCTGGCCTGACGTTGACCTGGGCGATGC